CTGAAAGGTTCCCTGGCGGGCGTTGTTGCCCCGCTTAACCTAAAAGAGAAGGAGTTCTTGTATGTATGGCGAGTTTCCTCGGTTCTTCGGCGTTAATACCGAGTATTGGCAAGCTAAGTTTGACGCTAATCACGTCCCACTGACGCCTGTCAATAAAACCTCGACTTCTGAAGTAGTTAATACTTTATGGTCGAGGTACGGTACTTCGCTGCCGAATTGGAGGGCCATCATCAAGTCCGGAGGCGATGCTACTACCGATTTTGACGGTAGTAAGCAAGTCTTCGAATACGAGACGGGCGATGCCTATCTAGAGGGTTATGAAGACCTCTCGAAAAGCGAGATCAACCGGTACGATTCTAAAGGCTTTAGTGGCCAAAAGATCGGATACGGAGATCTCAACCCATCTCTTATCTCCTCTACTCTTGAGGTGACTGCAAACAACCGTGCTCTGAAGTACCTTTACGGGCGCATTCGAGAGGATCAAACCCAATTTCAGGGTGGGATCTTTCTCGGTGAGCTTCGTGAAGCACTTCGGATGATAAAGTCCCCAGCTAGAACTCTACGGCAAGAGATTGTGAAGTATCAGGCTACGCTCAAAAAGCGTAGACCGCGTATTAACAATCTTAATACCGCAAAGCGAGTTCTTTCTGATACCTGGCTTGAGTTCAGCTTCGGTTGGCGTCCACTGCTCGCAGATATCTCAGATGGCGTAACAGCCTATGAGAGACTCCGCGATAACAGTTTCGTCAAAAGAAGTTTCTCTGCCACGGGTATAGCAACGGGAGAAGAGCAGCTCGACTACCTGGATACAGCCTTTGGTCAGGTTCTTACGAAAACCCAACGTAAGGTCTGGTCTCAGGTTGAAGTCAGGTACAAGTGCGGCTCTAGAAGGGAACTCTCGGGTCAAGTCTCCACAGCCGGCATACAAAATATGCTTGGCCTCGGATGGCGCGATTTCGTGCCAACCGTGTGGGAACTCGTTCCTTGGTCCTTTCTCGTTGACTATTTCGTCAATGTTGGCGAAATCCTAGATGCAGGAACAACAATCACTGGGGATCTGCGTTGGATTTGCAAGACTGTCCGCACGAGGAGAATGGCGACATTCTCTTCAGCTGTAGACATCGAGCGATCCAAGCAGGTATTCGGTGACTTGTTCATTACATCTGGGGGGACTGCGGGTATCACGGAGCAGGAACATAGTCTAGTACGCAGACGTCGGCTTGCCACGTTACCCTTTCCTGATATTCAGGTAAGGATTCCTGGCAGTCCACAAAAGTGGATAAATATGGCTGCGTTAGCTGCTGGATTCCGTTCCATGACTCCGTATTATCGACCGGGTCGTAGACGATAGGAGCTTATTATGCGTTACGTGTTTTGGATAGTCTTCTTTATCTACATGGCTTGGGCCTTGGAATCATCCATGGACCTTGCCACTAAGGTGAGAAACTTCACCATTCACAAAAACGCAGAACAGCTCCGTTACTGAAAAGTAGTCGCCTATTACTCGGTTCCCTTGTGGACCGGCAAGTTAAAAGATGGAGATAGAAATGAAAGCCGGATTAGTTAGTATCGCTATTACCGTCCATGATTCCGATGCCGAAAAGGCAACGGTTGATTGGATACGTAACGTCGACAACGACATGTTCGGCAACGTTCCTGTCTCTCTCCAGACACACCCTTACAATGCATCAGATTGCGAAATTTGTCGGAGGAGTAAGGTTGAAACCACCCCTAAAAAAGGTGATCACAGCTTAACTCAATCTCTTTCAGATTTCGTAGATGCGTTAATGCGGGCAGTCTAACCTGTCGATCTACTTCAACCACTCCCTCTAGCTTAGTAACCTAGAGGAATTTTGCCAGTTGGCATAGAAGGAACCCACATGTCGTGGACTCCAGCGTCTCCCATTGCTGGGAGCGATCAGGTAAACTTTACCTCTCCAACCTATGGGCCGGTTGAGGACACTGCCCCCGATAATAATGGTAAACAATACGCCATTACTTCGTTGGGCGGTACGCAGGCAGGTGTATTTTCTCACCTGGCTACGGCCCCGTTTACGTTGACGTTCGTCAAACCTAAGGTCATTAAGACCCTTGGTAAGCCGAACCCGACGACGGGAGTCATCACCTCGGTACCGCGGAATGTGT